CGGGGCGACGTTAACTAATTTTTTATTCGATGCTTCCCGGGTGAGGTTGATCCAGGGGCCTAGAGGTTCGGGGAAGTCCAATCTCTGCTGCTACACGCTCTTGCATGAGGCGTTACAGCAGCCGAAGGGTTTCGACGGGGTTCGGAGATCGAGGACGTATGTCATTCGTCGGACGTTCGACGAGTTGAAACGAACTACGGTTAAGACTTGGTTGCAGAATTTCCCGGAAGACAAGTTCGGTCGGTTCATTTGGTCCCGACCCTTCGAGCATCATATCCGGGTGGGGGATTTGGATTGGGAGGTAATTTTTTTATCCCTGGACGACCCCTCGGATTTGCAGAAATTGAAGTCGGCGGAAATCTCTTCTGCGTGGGTTAACGAGTTCGCGGAGATTTCCCGGGATGTCTTGGACGATCTTGAACCCTGCCTCGGTCGTTATCCCGACAAGAAAATGATGGATGGGGGCTGTCGTAGACCCTTCTTGATCGCGGATACGAACCCCGGCTCGGAACTGCACTGGTTTTCCGTCATGTCCGGTCAATCCGCCGTGCCTTCCGGTACGACCGAGGACCAACGGAGAGTCTACACCAAAGCCCCTACTTGGTCGATTTTCATTCAACCCCCCGGGATGTTCGAACAATTCGATTCCGATGGGAAGGTAACCGGGTACATCACCAATCCGAAGGCGGAAAATCTCAAATGGCTGCCGAGGGGTTATTACGAAAACATGGTCCACGGCAAGCAGCGGTCGTGGGTTCGGAGGAATTGCTGTAATAAGCCCGCCTCCGAGGAAGCCGGGTCGCCTGTCTGGCCTGAGTTTCAGGAACACATCCACGTTGCTGCCAAGCCTCTACAGGCTATCGAAGGCCATACCCTAATGATCGGGGTTGACTTCGGTAGAACTCCCGCTGCGGTTATTGCCCAACGTGTCTTTGATCGCTGGCGAATCCTTAACGAACTCACGGCCCAGGATTGCGGGGCGAGGGAATTCGCCCGGAGACTGAAACGATTAATTGCCGAGGAATACCCTGGATTCAGTTTCAAGGCCTGGGGCGATCCCGCTGGTGAACATTTAGCCGAAGCCGACGACATATCACCCATGCTCATGTTCCGTGCCGAGGGTGTGCAAATATATCCTGCCGGCACGAACGATCCCGTCGTCAGGACAGGTGCGGTTCGGGAAGTGCTGACAAGATTAATAGATGCGGTCCCTCAATTTTCCCTCTCCCCATCCTGTGTTTTTCTCAAAGCCTCGATGTCCGGCGGTTATATGTACCCGGAACGCAAGGGCTCCGAGGTCATCTCTCCATTGAAAAACCAACACTCCCACATCGCAGATGCCCTTCAATACCTGATGATCGGCGGGGGTGAGGGCAGGGCGCTTTTGTCTAAAGGCGGGCCTCCAATGAAGGTCCGTACAATGCCGAAACCCAAGGGCATATTCCAACGCTATGCGAGGCGTAGATAACCCCGTCCTGTGCGGGTTTCATCGGTTTGAACGACTATAATCGAAACGAAAGGATTCCGCATGGGTTCATTTCTCGGCGCACCGAAGCCCCCACCCCAACAGGACAATTCCGCCATCATCGCCGCCCAACAGGCTGCGGAAGCAAAGGCGAAGAAAGAGGCCGACGACCTGAAAGCCAAGCAGGAAGAGGAAGAGCGCGCCTTCCGTACCGGACGAAGGGGCAGGCGTTCCCTTCTGGGTGTGGGTGGCGAAACCGGTTTCGGCTCGATCCTCGGCGGATAAATGGCCGACTACGGCAATCCTCAAACCGACGACGCGGAACTCAAACCCTTTCTGCGTAGGTACAAGCGCGCTTGCGAACGTCGTAAACTGAACGATACCATCATCGACGAGTGCTACGAATATGCCCTTCCGTTAAGGGAGCGTCCGTATTCCTCGAAGGACGACGGCGTTCCAGACCTAGATCGTCTCTTCGATTCCACCGCCCCCTCCGCTTTGCAAGACCTCGCCAGTCAGATGCTGGACGATGCATGGCCTGTCGATGCCAAACCCTTTGAACTCACGGCAGGACCGGAAATCCCCGAAGATCAACGGGATGAGTTGAACCGCAACCTCGCGGAGGTAACCGACGACATCATTACCACGGTCAACAATTCCAATTTCCGAAACGAGGCCCACGAATCCTTGATGGATTGGGCTATCGGAACAGGGTGTCTCCTTGCCGACGAAGGGGATTCAACCGAACCCGTAAGGTTTCGCGTATCCGCGTTGACGGGAAACTATTTCGACACCGGCCCCTATGGGGATATCGATGCTCTATTCCGCCCGAAAAAGATAAAGGCCGGGAACCTGAAAACCGTTTTCGAGAACGGGAAATTCAGCAAGGAAATCGAGGACTGCATTCGGGAAAACCCGGATAAGGAAATCGAGGTCGTCGAATCCGCCATGCGGGATTGGAGCAAGAAAGGCTCCGAGGTCTGGAATACCTGTGCTTTCATGGCGAAGGAGGGTCAGGGCGGGCAGAAGATTCAATTCAGCACCGCAAAAGGAGAGGGCTCGAAACCCTTCCTCGATTTCTCGTTCACCCGTGTACCCGGTGAAATCATCGGCCGTGGTCCGGTGATGACCGCATTACCGGATATCAAAACCCTCAACTTGGTCAAACAACTCGTTCTGGAAAACGCCGATCTTGCCATTGCGGGAATCTGGCAGGCGCCGGATGACGGGGTGTTGAACTTCGACACCGTGCGGATCGAACCTCGCACCTTGATCCCGAAGGCTCCGGGGTCTGAAGGCATTACAAGGTTGGATATGGGAACGTCGGGATTCGATGTTTCCCAACTGGTCATTGCCGAACTTCAACAGCAGATCAACAAAATCCTGTTTGCGAACGATTTGGGGCCGACCGACAAAACCCCGATGTCGGCAACCGAGGTATTGGAGCGCGCTGCTATTCGTGCCCGGAGGTTCGCCGGTCCCTATAACCGCGTCCTCACTGAATTGCTGTTCCCGGTCGTTCGGAGGGTGGCCTATATCCGTCAGAAACAGGGCGCGTTCAAACTTCCGAAGATCGACGGCAAGACAATCAAGATCAAACCACTCGCTCCGATTACCCGCGCCCAGGCACAAGACGACATCCTTCGTCACGTCCGCTTGATCGAAGCGGAAGAATTCTCCCGCTACCTCGCCCGCAAATTCTCTGCCGAACCGAAAGTCGTTCGGTCGAAGGTGGAGGCCCAACAACTTCAACAGGCCATCGCCGCGATGCAGGCCCTGGCCGCTTCTCAAGGAACGCCGCCCGGCCAATGAACTACGAACTAAACTTGGACGGCTACGCTGTCGTCAAGAACGCCATTCCCATGGATTGTCTAACAGGGTTATGGCTTTACGCCCGCGATCTCCTAAATATCCATTCCGGGTCCAACAGGGTCGATATCCTGAAGGCGATGGAGGAATTGGAAGCGGCCGACAAGAAGGCGTTTTATCGCTTTTGCAAGGAACTTCCCGAAACGCTCCCGGGAAAGAAAATCGCCGCGCTTCCAAAACTGTTGATGATCGCAACATGGGAAATCGAGGGCCCGGTGTACAACGCCGATTGCTCGGTATTCTTCAACAAAAAAGGCGTCGATCGGCTTCAATGCGATTGGCATTCCGAGGCGGATTACTTCGTCAATGGAAACGCGATCACTCTTTGGTTCCCCTGGCTGCATGAGGTCAATGAGGAAAACGGTACCATGATTATGACCAGGGGAAGCCACCTAAAGGAATTACATGAAACGAGGGAAGCCGTGCCGAACGGGTTAACTCAAATGCGGATACCGGAATCCGATTTGACCGAGTTCGAGAAAGTGCCGATGAATCTCAGGCTTGGTGACGCGGTATTGTTTCTCCGAAAGACGGTTCACCGAACCGGGGAGAACAAATCCGGTCATCCCAGGACATCGATTGTCGTCAGGTACACGGACAAAACCGGGAAATTCAATGACGGGTGGCAACGTGAACGTCACTAAACGGGTCACGGAAAAGATCGCCAACGCTCGGGGCCGCACTCTCGGCGCCGACGGGATCGAACGATCCATCGTCGAAGAAACCGAGTTGAACACGCTCGCCGCCCAGGTATTTCGGGAACCCAATGCAAAACTGTTCCTGTCCTACCTGAAGTCCATAACCATCAACAACCTTCAGGGATCGGGGGTTTCGGATAACGAACTCCGGCACATCGAAGGTCAACGCTACATCGTCGCTTTAATGGAACGGAGAATCGAAAATGGCAGACGAAGCGCCTAACCCGGCCCCCTCGGGGACACCCGCAGAAGGCACTCCAAATCCTGCACCCGTACAATCGGTAAAACCCGATTGGGCGCCGGACAAATTCTGGAACACGGAAAAGAACGAAGTAGACGTTCAAACCATGGCCCTGTCGTATCAGGATTTGTCCACTCGGTTCGCGAAGGGGAAAGAAGCCCTCAAGCCGGAAATCGAGAAGGAAATCTTCGCCAACCGACCGGAATCCCCGGATGCCTATACTGTAGAGATGCCAAAGGAAGGCCCCCTTCTGGAACGGCTGTCCAAGAGCAACCTTGTGATTACCGACAAGGTTCCCGAAACCCAGGAAGAGGGGAAGTATTACTACATATTCGACAAGCAGGGTCCGGTCTGGAATCTCGGCAAAACCCTGGCTCACAAAGCCGGGCTGTCGAACGATCAATTTTTGGAAATCGCCACGGCCTACGCCGAAGCGGAATTGGGGAAAACCACCGCCCAACGCGAAACCTTTACCAAGCAGATGGCCGAAGATCGCAAGGTTCTTGGCGACGACGCGGACAAGCGTATCGACTTCCTGAAGGGCAAGGTCCAGGCCCTGATCGGCTCGGATGGTGTCAAGGCCCTGGATATTGACTACATGACCTCCAAGGAAATACAGGCCGTTGAGGCATTGCTGGAAAAAACCGGCCAAGCCAAATTCGCCCCGGAAGATGCCGGTCAGGTATCCGGCGGGGATGATATCGCCGCGCTGGAAGCCGAAGCGCAAACCCTGATGTCGGTTTGGGATTACTACCAAAACAACAAAACCCAAGAACGTGTCAGGGCGATCATGGAGCGCGTCACTAAGGCGAAGAAGCGGAAATGATTCGCGCGCGGGATGAGGGGTACGAAACCGGCATCCTCGAACTTGTAGACAAGGCGGGGTGTTGTGTCCTTCGGGATAAGGAGGGGAATGCCAGACCCTTCCTGCCGAAGGAAATCCGTGGGTACGACGGCCGGGACCGGAGCGAACTCTACAAGCTCGGGTTCATTCCCGGTGCCTTGGTTCGGTTCGATCCTACCGGAAAGGGGGCTGAAAACGTGGTTGTTTTAACTCCATGTCCCTCTCCCGAACAGATCGCGGAACACGCGCCCAAGCCGAAAAGGTTCATTATCTAACCCCGTCCTGTGCTTTTTCGGGCCGTGTGTGGCAAAAAAAAAAAATGGCAGTCACAACCGAACAAACCCCATCCGAGTTTATATCCGATCCTTGGGTGTCCTTGGCGATCAAGGAAATTCAGGAGCAGTACGGCGATGCTGTCGCCGTAAAGTCCAAGACGCTGCGAAAATTCGGCCGAACCGCCAATGCGTCGAGCGGAACCGTTACCGTTATGACTCTGCCCTCATCGGAGTCGCACGAAACCTTCCTTACGTCCAATAAGATTGATTATCTGGTTTCGTCCAGCACCGGGGACGCTGGGACATTAAGCGTTGAGGGCCACTATTACGACGCTGACAACAACCTAATTTTTGCCACGCAAAACATTACCCTGAACGGCCAAACTCCAGCTGCCCTTACAACCTCCCTTAGCCGTTGCTCGCGGATATATGTTGCGAATGGGACGTTTCAATCTCCCGCGTCCAATCTTGTGGGAAATATTTACGCCTATGCCTCAACCAGCGTAACGGTCACGGCTGGCGTCCCGCAAACGGCATCGGCCGTAAAGTGTATGGTTGCCGCTGGGCAAAATCAGTCTGAAAAGTGCGCCACTTCGTTTAGCTATCAAGATTACTGCATTATCACCAAGGTATACGCCGCA